AGAAATGGTTGATTTATTGGCGGGTAGCGTGGAGTTAACCGCGCAACAACAAAACCAAGAAAAGGAGCAAGAAAAAGCGGAACTATTAAAAGAATTTGAAGGGGTTAATAAATGGAATTAGTTTTAACAATATTTATTTTATATTTGGTTTTGTAATTATGGTATTTGATATAATTACATATATGCTTTTAGCTTGTATTGGTGTTTTTATTATAGCCTTTTTTTACAAGTAAGATTTATTTATATAATACCCGGGGCCCCTTTTATGGGGCCTTTTTTGTTTATTTGGTTCGCTATTATGTGGGGGAGTTTAAAGGGGTTTAACCGGGATTTAGGCGGGGTTTTATAGCCGGTTTTATTACTGGTATATTGTGGGTTAAAATGGGTGTTTAGCCCCTTGTTTGGGGGGTTTTAGGGGGTTTTATTGTACGCCCCCGCGCTTAATCTAGCCGGCCCCCTAAACTGTAAACTAGGATTTATTATTGTATGTACCCTAAATAATAGCCCCGGGGCCTTGCCCCTAGTAATAAGGATTAGGGAATATAACCTAAATTATATTATAGGCTATATTTTAGGGTATTTACCCGGGGGAATATGTCATTAATAGGAGGGCACTAGATATAGATAAATATATATAAATATACTAGATATAGTATACTAGGGCCACGGGGGGTGGTACATATGCTTGTATGCCAGTAAGAAAATAAATTAGGAAAATGGGGGTGTAAACTAGATTGGTCGGCTATGCCCCGGTAATCCCCCCAATAACCCCCCTAGTAATAATTGGTCGGCTAACCCCTAATATACCCCCTAGGGTATAGGTGTAAAGCCCCCGGGTAGGGGTAACTTATATATTATACACCCAAATCCAAATCTGTCAAGAAAAAAATAATTTTTTTATAGAAAAAGGTTGACAACTAGTAAATACGGGATATAATATAATATATTGTAATTAAATAATTGCACACAATTCCACAAACCTATTATTTAATAAAAGAGAATTAGTGGTGCATACAAAACCCGCGGGTTATCATGATATCAAACTTACTAGCACAATCAAAGAAACAAAAGAAAGAGCTTACTGAAAAGCAATCTATCTTCATTGATGAATTAATGCGTAATGGCGGTAGCATATCTCAAGCTATAAAAGTAGCGGGATATAGCGAAGGCTCACGCAAATGGTTAGTAGAATCAGTACGGGATGAGATAATAGACCGTACCAAACAAGAACTAGCCCTTAATGGCCCAAAAGCCGCTAGTAGGTTAGTTTCTACCCTAGATGAAGATGGAACAACCCCTAAAGGGGATTTAAGGCTCAAAGCCGCAGAAAGTTTATTAAACAGAATTGGTATTGGCTCTAATGAAGCCATAGACCATAATGTACAAGTTATGCATGGTGTTGTATTACTACCAAGCAAAAAAGAAGAGACAATAGAACATAGCGATGAATAATGGACACGATACCAGAAAAACATCTACTATACCCTTCGGATACGAGCTTAGCAATGATGGGAAGACGCTTCTACCCATCGAGCAAGAGCTTGAGGCATATCAAAAAGCTAAACAGTATCTTCAAACTTGCTCTTATAGGGAAGTTGCTAGTTGGTTATCCGCAACAACAAAACGGCCTATTAGTGCCCAAGGTTTACGAAAGAAGGTTTTAAATGAGCAATAGCAATAAATTAGCAAACCCAAGCAAAGCTGACCTAAATAAAGATGGTAAGCTATCTGGATATGAGAAAAAGCGTGGCAAAGCCATAGAAAATGCAATGAAATTGCAAAAGAAATACGGGGGAAAGGTAAGAACGCCAAGTAACTACGGGTTATAAGGTGAATGATATACCTCTACCAAAGCCGAAAAGGCAGTATAACTACAGTTCTGCTCAAAAAGCAAAGATAGCGGCTCAGAAAAAGATTAGAGAAGCTAAGAAAACAGCAGAAAGAAAGAAAAAACAGCTAAAAACCTACCGAGATAAGGCTAGAAATGCTGAAAATAACCTAAAAAAGATAGAAGGTACACTTACAGGTAAGAAACCTGCTGTTTTAACAGAAGAAGACATACAAAAAGCACCAAAGGCTGTTCGTGAAGAGATAGATAATAGCAATGTTATCTTTAAACCAAACGAAGGGCCACAAACAGATTTCCTAGCCGCACCAGAACGTGATGTTTTATACGGTGGAGCGGCAGGCGGAGGTAAATCATACGCCCTACTAGTTGATTTACTACGTTATGCGGATATACCAGACCATCGTGCATTACTCCTCAGACGTACTTTAAATGAATTAACAGAGTTAATTGATAAAAGTAAACAAATATATCCAAAAGCATTTCCGGGGGCAGTATTCAAAGAAGCAAAATCAATGTGGGTGTTTCCTAGTGGAGCAACTGCATGGTTTTCTTACTTGGATAAAGACACAGACGTTACACGATATCAAGGACAATCCTTTACATGGATTGGTGTTGACGAAATAACACACTACCCAACCCCATATGTATGGGAATATTTACGTTCACGTCTAAGAACAACCAACCCAAGCATAAAAGCGTACATGCGATGTACAGCTAACCCCGGTGGTGTTGGAGGATGGTGGGTTAAGAAAATGTATATTGACCCTGCTCCTCCCGATATTGCCTTTGCGGCACAGGACATGGAAACGAAAGAGGTTTATCGTTGGCCAACAGAACATGAAAAATCTGGTCAACCATTATTCTTCCGTAAATTTATACCGGCTCGTTTAACAGATAACCCCTATCTAATGAATGATGGCCAGTATGAGGCAATGCTACGTTCATTACCAGAAATAGAACGTAAAAGATTACTAGAAGGTGATTGGGATGTTGCAGAAGGAGCGGCGTTTCCAGAATTTGAAAGGTCACTACATGTTGTTAAACCTTTTGAGCTATCACCGTCATGGCAACGCATACGAGCGGCTGACTATGGATTTACTTCACCCTCTTGTGTATTGTGGGGCGCTGTTGATTGGGATGGTAATCTAATAATATACAGAGAGTTATACGGAAAACAATATACTGGTGAAGCTCTAGCCCGTCTAATTGTACAATTTGAACGTGATGATAAACAACCATCAACATTTGTATTAGATGCAAGCTGTTGGAATAGAACAGGGCACGGCCTTAGTATAGCTGAAACAATGATACGCAACGGTGTAAGGTGGACACCTTCCGATAGAAACCGGCTTGCCGGTAAAATGGAAATACATCGCCGATTATCACTTGATAATGGCAAACCATCTATTTACATATTTGAAACGTGTACTAATTTAATTAGAACGCTTGGTAACATACCAACATCTAAAACAAATCCAGAAGATGTAGATACAAAAGCTGAAGACCATGCTTATGATGCATTGCGTTATATGGTAATGACAAGGCAATCAAGTAGACCTACAGTTCCGGATATACTACAACAAATAAAGCGCGAAGCTTACCAACCGGAAGATAATGTTTTCGGTTATTAATTTAAATTTTAAGAGGAGTAAAAAATGAAAACTGCAAAAAATCCAGTTGATGCAAGTATAGTTAACTCTATGCCAAGCCAAGGATATCTTAGCCCTGCAAGTGAAGCGGCGGGTGCAAAAGAGAAACCTCAATTTTCTACAGAAATTAATGAGCCAAATAAATCATTAATTTTAGAAGCAGGAAAAAAAGGAAAAGGCAAAGCACAAGTTGATTCTGCTATACTAAATTCAAGCGAAGACAAAGATTACTAAAATAAGGAATAACAATGGCAGATGACGCAAAAGATACAGCGTCTACATTAGTACCGGAAGATGCACCGGGTATTGTTGGTTACATTACTGAAAAATATAATGAAGCTAAAAATGCTAGGTATACTCATGAACAACGATGGTTAAAAGCATTTAAAAACTATCGTGGTATTTATGATTCATCAACACAATTTCGTAGTACAGAAAAAAGTAAAGTTTTTGTTAAAATAACAAAGACAAAAGTTTTGGCCGCATATGGTCAAATCGTAGATGTTTTATTTGCAAATAAAAAATTTCCAATAACTATTACATCGACACCTTTACCAGAAGGAATAGATGAAACAGCACACTTAGGTGTACCGGGTGAAGAACAATTAAAATCACCTTATGGTTTTCCGGGTGATGGTATGGAATTACAACCGGGAGCAACAGAAGCAACACCAAGGCAAGGTGGTGCTAATCTCGGTGGTTTAGCAGATGAATACGCAGGTGCAAACTTACAATCGGGTAAAGCACGTATTCCAAATCAACCAGAAATACATCCTGCACAAGAGACAGCAAGACGTATGGAGAAATTAATCCATGACCAATTGCTTGATACAAATGCAACTAATGTATTGCGTCATGCTATATTTGAATCTGTTTTATTAGGAACAGGTATTGTTAAAGGCCCCTTTAACTATGCAAAAACAGTTCATCGTTGGGATAACATAGATGGACAAAAAATGTATGCACCATATGTAAAAGAAGTTCCACGTATTGAAGCTGTATCATGTTGGGATTTTTTTCCAGACCCAGATGCAACATCAGTAAATGATTCAAATTATGTAATTCAACGACATAAATTTACACGTAATCAACTACGTGATTTAATTAATCATGCGTATTTTGACGGTGATGCTATTGCTGATTGTTTAGCAATGGGAGCAAACTACACAACAGAATACTATGAAGATATTATCCAATCATATGATAATCAAAGTGGTAGTTATGAAATGGATAGATATGAAGTTTATGAGTATTGGGGAACTTTAGATAAAAATTTAGCAAGTGAAATTGGTATGGATGAACCACTTAATGCATCTGAGTTAGACCAATT